TTGGTGCCGCCCACCGTGGCGGCGGCCAGGCTGGCCACGCCCTGCACGCCCGAAGGCGCGCTGGTGCAGGTGAGCGCGGTGCCGCTGGCCAGGTTTGAGTCCGTGCCCGTGGCGCTGGCCTGCACGGCCACAACGGCGGTGCCGCCCGCGCCGCCCACTATGGGGCTAATCAGCCCGGCCTCCGTGGTGACGAAGGCCAGCCCGGCCACGGTCTTCACCTCCGTGCCCACGGCGATGGCCGCGCCAGCCGTGCCCGCAAAGGTGGCCGTACCTTGGGCTGCGGTGGCGCGCTTGCGCGTCAGGCCGCGCAGGGTGGCGTGCTTCTCCAAAAACTCGGTGTCCGCCGTGTCGGGGAACAGCTGGCGCGCGATGTACGCCAGGCGCTCATACAGCCCCTCCACGGCTGCGGCCGTGCCCCCCGCGCGCACGCCGAAGTCCGAGTCCACGGTCACGGCGGCGTCGGGCAGCTGGCTTTGCGTGTCGCGCAGAATGTCTGCCTTGATCTCCGCATAATCCTTTGTAATGGATGCCATTACATGACCCTCACATGATGATTAAACAGGTGTTCGCGTCCGCCCGCGTCGGTGACGCGCACGGTCAGGCGCAACCAGCCGTCGTGCTGGCGCTCCGTCTCCACGGCGATGGCCTGGGCGCGGCCGTCATCCAACAGCGGCTGCAAAGCTTGCTCGCTGTATTGCTTGGCCAGGACAGCCACGCGTTCCAGGTCCTTTGAACGCTCCAGTTCGTGCAGGCGCGACCCCAGCGTGGCGTCCTCCCAATAGCTGCCCAGCGGCGTCATGAGCCGCAGATAAACCGCGTTGGCCAGCCCGCGCGCGGGGTCCTGGGTCAGGCTGCCGTCGGTCAGCGTGTAGCCGCCGGTTGTGGGGTCGAGGAATGCGTCCATTTAAGCCCCAATCGGCGGGCCGGTTATGCCGCCGCTATCGCCGGGGTGGGCATGGTGATCCAAGCTAACGCCGCCCGCCACATGGTCGCCGTCAGAAGTGATGTTGCCCGTGGTGTGCAGGCTGCCGGTAAAGGTCGCCGCCGCCGCGCCGCCGCCCGTGCCCACCATGGAGAGCGCGGGCGTCTCAAAAATGACCTGCTCGCTGGCCTTGAAGCGCAACGTCTTGGTCTCCACTTCGATGCGCTCTTTCATGAGATGCACCTTGTCGCCCCACATGCTGTAAATGCAGGCCTCGCCGGGGCTCACGTCCACCCGGTAGTTGCCGTTCTCCGTGGCAATGACCACGCTGTGCGCGCTTTGCCCGCCAATGGGCAGCACGATGAGCTGGGTCCCGGCCGGAGGCCCGGACGTGAACCCGAAGTGCTGGAAGAACTCCGCCGCCTGCATGGTTTCACCCGCCAAGGCGTCGCCCTGGATCAGTTGCACCCCCGCGCCTTTGGACAGCCCGGAGAGCTTGGCGCGGTACGGCAGGCGCAGCCCGGCCAAGGCCCTGCGCACGCATTCCATGATGAGCTTTTTCATTCGTCGCCTACTTCGCCCGCCACGTCCGGAGCGTAGTTCTTGCCCCTGCGGTGCTTGCGCTTGTGCGGGTGGGCTTCCAGCACCCACACCTTGTCCTCGCGCAGGGTCAACCTGGTCATGGTGCCCTCGGCCAGCGATCGCACGAAGGTGCGCGCCATGAGGAAATAGGTCCCAATGATGCCCACGGGCGGCGCAATGACCTGCACTCGTTGGCCCGGCGTCCAAAGCTTGCCGTGGCTGGGCTGGCCAGGCGCGATGATGCGGTGGCCCTCGACCTCCACGCGCAGCTCAAAGCCTTTCAGGCGGCTGTCCGCCAAAAGCTTTTGGGAGCGGGAGCGGCACACGGCCACGCTGTCGGCCTCGTAGTCGGTGATGATCTTGCGGCGGGGCCAGCGGCTTTCCAGGTCCGGGTCCACGGCCGAGGACTTGAGGCCGTGCTTGCCCTCGGAGGCCTCGGTGCCGTGGGTCTGGCCCAGCACGGTGATGGTGCTGTACCGCTCGGCCACGGACTCGCGGCGCTCCATGCTGGCCACGTTGGTGACGCCGGTTTCTCCCGCCTTGCGGGTGGCCAGGCACAAAGTGGCCACGGGCGGGTTGGTGGCGTCGGAATAGTCCGGCCCGCCGATGACCAGCGTACCGTCCGGGTCGAACCAGGGCCACATGCCGTTGGCCTCGGCCACGTGGGACAGCGTGTCCCAGGCGGTGTCGCCGGGCTCCACCGTCACCTTTTCCCGCTGCCGGGCAACGCCCTTGGCCATGGCCAGGCGCACCCTGGTCAGGCCCAGGGGGCGCACAACGCGGGTGATGATTTCCTCCAGGCCAAGCTTGCGGCCGCCCACCAGCGGGGCCGAGCAATCCAGCAAGGTGGCCGCGCCGTCGCGGCCGGTGATCTCCAGGCTATGGTTCCGTTTGTCCAAGCGCACGCGCACGTCGTCGACGCGGCCGGTCATGACCAGGTCCGAGCCGATGCGCAGCTGGCAGGTGGCGGCGGGCGCCACGTCCGAGGGCAGTTCGCTGGTTTCCGTCAGGCCAAGGCGCACGCGCCAGGCGTCCGCCGGGGTGAGCAGGTCCGAGTCCACCTCGTAGCTGTCCCATTCGTCATGGGCTTTGCCGCCGATGAGGAGCGTGACCTTTTCATTTTGAGTAGACACGAAGCACCGATCCAGCGGCTAAAAAGTTGGGGTCAGGCAGGGCGTTAAGCCGTACGATCTCCGCCGCGCGGGTGTGGTCGCCATACAGCTGGTGGGCAAGCAGGCGCGGGCAGGTGCGCACGGTCAAGGTCTGGGTGACCAGGGGCGGCTTGGCCAAAAGCACCGCCTCGGCGGCGTTCTGCACGGCGGCGGCCACGTCCTTTGTGGGCTCGGTGACGGCGCGCGCCTGCTCAAGCGGGTACAGGTCCCGGTAGGTGTCTATGCTTTGCTGCAAGCCCTCGCGCGTGGTCGCCGTCACGGTTTCGATCTCGTCCGGCGTCAACGTGGGCGTCACGGCCTCGGACTCCAGCACGATCTGCGCGGCCTCGGCCACGCCAAGGGCGCTTTCGAGCTCCACGTGCGCCACAACCTGGTTCAGCTCCTCGCCCTTGATGAGGGGGAGCGTCAGGTCAGACGAGCTTGAACCGCTGCCGCTGGAGCTGCCGCCGGAGCTGCTGCCGGAGTCCGACGCGGTCAGCGACTGGACCGCCGAAGAAAGGATCGCGAGCGAGCTGCCGAAGCCGGACAAGAGCGAGGCCGAGCCGAGGCTCTTCAAATCCACGATGCTGCCCACCAGGCTGGCCACGTCGCTGGCCCAAGCCTTGGGAATGCTGGTGATGCTCGCCCCGCTGGTGGTCACGCTATCCACATTGGCCTTCAGCTCGGCAATGACGCGCAGGCCCGCCCGGCTCATGGCCGTGGCGTTTTTGCAGGCGGCCACGGCCTTGGCCAGGGCTTCAGCGGCGGCGGTTCTGGCCGCGCTGGATTGCGTGGCGATGCCCGCCGCCTTCTGGCCCGCCGTGCTGTCCGCAAAAATCGGCTTGCCGAGGGCGCTTTCGGCAAAGGTCACTTCCACCTCGGCCGAGTCCACGTTTTCGGCCTCGTGGTGCACATGCGGGGTGCTTACCTGGGCCTTGAGCGGCCCGAACACCGGATGCACCAGGTCGCCGGAGCCGGGTTCGTCAAGCGCCTTCAAAAAGGCTTCCAGCCGGTCCTCGTAGTCGTCGCCAAAGAAGATGGCCTTGACGCGCATGCGCCGCGCGCCACGCCCCATATCCTCCATATTGGCGCCGTCCACATAGGCCCGCGTGTGCTCCACCGCGTGGCGCTCCCAATCGTCGTCCCACAACTGGCAGTCGAAGGTCACGCCCCGGAACTTGGCGTCGAGCAGTCTCTTTTCCCAAGCCATGCCCGGCCCCTAATTCCTAAGAGATTCGCGCGCGGCGTGCTCAAAGCTGTTTTCATAAACAACGCGCCCGTCCAAATGGAGAGCGTTATTTATGACAATCTTCTGTGCTGAAGCTCCGCCGGAACCGTTGCCCGTCGCAAGTCCTCTACCGGCCCATTCTCCCAGGTTCTTTCCAATGGCACCGGCGATTGTCGCACCGATCAGCGTTCCGGCCGGACCGGCCAGAGACCCGACCATGCCGCCGATAATCATGCCACCAATCTCTCCCGCCGCGCCGCCAGCAATACGGCCGTATTCGGTCTTTTTCGCTTCGGCGTTCAATTGGCTGTCCTTATACACGTTGTAGGCCTCAAAGCCGGATGTGGCGACGGTGAAGGCTCCGCCGATGAGGGCGGTACTTTTGGCTGCGCCGAGGGCATTTTTCCACTTAGTCGCCTTGGCCGCTTGCTCGGGGCTCCAGCCAGCGCCTGGGGGCAAGGCCAACTGCCCCGCGCCGCCTATGCCGCCGGGCATGTTGACCACGAACACGCGCTGCACCCCGGCCATGCCCATGGCGGCGTCGGCCATGCCGCCCGCTCCGCTCTTGCCATTCATCATCCGGCGGTAAAGCATCTTGCCGCCAAGCAGTGTCCCAATGCCAAGCATCGCGGTTTGAATGGGGTTTTCAACGGCGAAGGTCTTCAGCGAGGTCCAAGCGCTTACCCCGGCAGACACCGGCTGGCTCAACTTGGCCCGCTCCATCGCGTTGTCCGCAAGCTGGGACTTCGCGTAATCGTGCGTCAGGATCTCGGTGTAGTCCTTGCCGATCTGGTCCGCTTTTGAGGCCAAAGAGGCCTGTTGCATCGCCGCCTTGATGGCGTCGAAATCTTTCAACACCACGGTCCAGAACTGCCGCTCGTAGGCGTCGCGGAACACGGACGCCAGCTTGTATTGATCCTTATGCAGTCCGGCCTTCTGCATGGCCGTGATGAGACCGAAAAGCCCTTCCAACCCGTCAGCGCCCGCGAATTTACCGTTGGGCGCGAACTTCTTGATGTCGATGCCGGTGACTTGCTTGAGGTGCTTGGTTTCGCGCGGGTTGATGAGATGGCCGAGGCCGTGCTCGATGAGCGTGACCACCTCGCCGGGATTCGTCTGCGGCTTGATCTTCTGGAGGGCCTGCAACAGCCCGCCAGTAAAATTCATGCCTTGTGAGGCGCTGATCCCCATGAGGCTTGTTGCGGCGAGATACTGCGGGGCAAAGGAGCTGATTGCCTTGGCCTCGAAACGTCCGGCCTTGGCGTGGTAGTAAATCATGTTATGCACTTCATCGAGTTGCTTCGGGTCGACTTTGAACTTGGAAATGAGGTCAAAATCTAAGTCTGCCATTTCCTTCATGGAGGAACGGAAAGCCGCGCTGGCAGGCCCCAGCCGCTTCAAGGTCTCCTCAATTTCGTCGTATTTCATGCCTGCGTTGGCCAGGGTGCGGATGGCGTCCGCGTTCTCCAGCGGCGTGGCGAGATTGTTCCTTGAAAGCTCCAGTGCCAGGGAGCGCATGCGCGCGGCCTGTCCCTCTGTCATTTCTGCAAGCTGCTTGGCTTCCAGCATGACCTTGTCAAAATCCATGTTCTTGGTCATCGCTTCGCGTGCGGTCTGAAGTCCCACATACGCCCCAGCCAAGCGGGTAATATTGGAGACCCCCCCAAACTCTGCGGACATTTCGTGGGCATGCTTGCGCAGCTTCGTGAACCCGGCCGAGGCCCCGTCCGTGAACCGCTTGAACTGCGCCTGGGTCTGGGCGATGCCGGAGGCCACACGACCCCCGTCCCAGTCCATCCGCAGAAAAAGTCGCATGTTGTTGCTCACGGTCGGGGCCTCTTGGGGGTGTTCGGTTTATGCTTGCGGCGGGTGGCCACGTAACGCTTGGTCTTGCCGTCGCCTGCCGCGTCCTTCAGGTCCTCGGCCTCGGCCAGGACCATGGCCAGCAGGTAGATCCACTGGCCGCGCGTCAGCTCATTTCCGGCACGGCCAAAGACAGCACGAGCCTTCTCAGCGTGACGGAACTGAAATCGCTCAAACGATGCGTCGCGGGATTTTTTTTTACCTCGTCCAGAAGCTGGGCAAAGGCCTCGCCGTCCATGTTGGCCTCGCTGGGCGAGAACTCGCGCTCATGGTCCAGGTACTGTTCAATCAGGAACACCTTGTCCGCACGGGTGAGCACGCCGCGCAGCTCTCCGGCGTTCTTGGTCAGGGGCTCGCCGCTCTGCGGGTCAACCAAGGCGCGGGCCAAAAGCTCCGTCCCCTTGGCCTGCTCGAACAGCTCGGAGTTGGCCACGTTGGCGTCCTCGTGCCCGTGGGCGCGCAGGGTTTCGATGGCGGCCAGGCCAGCCTCCAGGTAATCGGCCTCGGTCAGTACGCGCAGGCCCAATTCCGGGGCCTCGCCTTCCTTGCGGGGCAGGGTCACGCGGCGCAGGGCCGCGCCTCCGGCCTTCAGCTTGGTGAGCAGGTCATTCATGGCCTACTCCTCCACGCGGTTGAGGGCGAAAAGCGTCAGGTCGCGCTTGGCCTCGCCGTCCACCACGTACTTGCTGCCCACTTCCTCCACGCCGCAGCCGGAGTAGGTCACGCGCTTGGCGCTGTTGTCCACGGGATCGATGGTGAGCTTGGCGTCCTTCATGCTCCACCAGTCCGGCTCGCCCGAGGCCGGAATGGGCACGGTGATCTTCAGGCTGAATTCCTTGATGCCGTTGGTCGAGCCCTTGGGGCGGCCCAGGCGGTTCATGGTCTTGACCGGCTTGCGACCGGTCTTGTCCGTGGCGTCCAGAGATTCGACGTCGTAATCCGCGCCGTTGATCTCCAGAGCGATGGTGCCTACATAGTCCTCACTCATATGTTTACTCTCCGCTTAACGCCGGTTCTTGGCGGTTACAGGAACATGTCGATGCGCGCGGCGAACACGTGCAGGCCGTTCACAACATCCGCCGGAATCCGCGCGTCCAGGCGGGTGGCGGACTGGAGGTCGCGCTCGCAGATGAGGTAGTCTTGGTACAGTTTCACGTTCTCCAGGATCTCCAAATCATCCAGGATGTAGGCCACGTCGAGCAGCTCGCTGCGGACCTTGGCCGGAGTGCGTTCGTTGAGCTTGGCGCGGGGGAAGCGCAACGAGACGCGCTCGCGCATGGCCTTGCGGGTGTAGTCCAGGGTGCGGATGCTGGTGACGTCGAGCAGGCTCTCGTCATCCGCGCCCGCTTCGTTCACCTGGTAGGTGGTGATGGCGCGGACGATCTGCACGCTGTTGTTGTCCGGTCCCACCTCAAGCGGGGCCACGCCGTTGTGCAGCAGCACTTCCTGCTCGGTGCGGATCAGGCGCTCGGCCACGTCCGGCACGTCGATGCCGGTCAGCGCCAGGGTGTTCAGCGGCCGGGCCGGGTCTTCTTCCGACGCGACGACCGCGCCGTAAGCGGCGGCGATCTCCCAGGGCAGGCTGCGCGAGCCGCGCAACAGCGCGCCCACCACGCGGCCGTTGTTGATCTTGGCGGCCAGGGTCGTGGCGCTGGCAATGCTGCCGGTCAGCGCGTAGTAGGCCGTGGCCCCGCGTTGCTCCATCGGCCCGCCCACGAAATCCAGGTGGGTGCGCAGGGCGGTCAGGTTGGTTTCGTCCGTGTACGGGCAGAGGATGATGGTGTGGCCAGCTCCGGCCACAAGAGCCAGCGCCTCGGTGATGTTCGGGTCCACCTGGCCGCCCGTCATGGCCGTCACAGCGCCAGCGAGACCGGACGCCGTGCTGGTGAAGGACAAAGCGATGGCGTTGCCCAGGGTGCCCTTGTGCTTGGCCGTGATGGTGAGCGCGGCCTGGGCGGCGGTTATGGCCACGGGCAGATCCAGCTGCTGCGCAACCTGGGCCACCAGCGCGGCGGCGACTTCGACGGCGGTGTCGCCGCTGTCCACCGCGACCTGGATCAGGTCCTTGCCCACCTTCAAGGTGGCCACGCCGGAGCCGGTGGCCGGGCCGGTGAGCGCCAGGCCGCCCACGGCGGCGATGCCCGCCGTGGCGTCCTCGACCGCAAGGCAGGTCAGGGACAGGTAGGCGTTGGCCTTGATGGCGGCGCGCACCATGCGGTGCAGCATGGAGCCCTGGCCGAAGTACGTCGCCGCCTCCGCGTCGCTGAACACCAGCGTGGGCACCATAGCCGCCACGCTGCCGGAAGCCAGGCGCTGGCCAATGACCAGCAGCTCCTGGGTGTTGGCGGGCAGGTTATGCACCGCCAGCTTGGTGTTGAACTCGAAGTACTTGCCCGGCTTGCGGATGCTGCCGGGGATGCTGTCAAAACTGATGTTCTTGCTGGCCATGGGTTCCTCCTTATTCCGGGGCCTGGACGGGGGCCGTGGTTGCCGCCGTGGTTTTGGACTTGGCGGCCGGAGTCGCCGGAGCCTTCACCAGGTCGCCCTCGTCCAGGCGGCGCAGGTAGTAGGCGGTTTCGGGCACTTCCACGACGTCAGTGTCGGTGATGTACTGGCGCGGCTTGCTTTCCTTGGGCACGCGCAATCCGGTTGCGGCTTTCACTTTCATCATCATTCCTCCTCGCCGATCTTCACCATGTCGGTGGCGTCGGGTATGTTGTCACCCGGTTTCAGGAAGTAGTTGAGGCCCACGGTCTTCAGCTCCGGCGCGTTTGCGGCGTCCTTCGTGGCCTTGCCGGTGCGCGTGTAGTGCGTGTCCAGCTTCAGACCCAGCACGGACACGCCCGAGTTTTGAAGCCTGGTCTGTAGGACGATCTCCAGGCTGCCGGGCGTGAAATTCGCAATGGCCAAGCCCAGGTCCTGACCGACGAACAGGTCCCACATGTCTTGCTGCAGGCGGTAGGTGCCGGGCTCCAGGCCGTACACGGTCTGCGAATCGCACCGGGCGGCATGGTCGCTGCGCACGTTGCGCGCGCCCACCATGACGGCGAAGGTGACGGGCACCTTCCACTTGTCCGCGCCCTTGCGCTCCGGCTTGCCGGAGCTGGCCAGAACCACCCACACAGCGGGCAGCGTGCGCAGGGCCTTGGCCAGGCTTTCCAGGTCGTCGAACTCGCCGTTGTAGGTGGCCACGCTGGGAATTTTGTAGCCCAGCTCGCCGGAGGCCGAGGCCTGCTTGATGCGCGCCTTGATGGCGTCTTCGATGCCGCCAAGGGTGAGCGGGGCAAGGGTGGTTTCCGGGGTGCCCATGTCAGTAATCCTCCAGGCTTCCGGCCGGGAAGCTGCGCTCACCGTGCTGAATCCGCACGCCGCCGGAGGGCGCGGGCTGGCCAGCCAGGTCGAGTCCCAGGCCGACCTTGCCCGCGCTGATCTGCTCCAACAGACGCACGGCATCGCGGTAGCGGTTGCGGGTGGCCTCGGTTTCCAGCGCCGAGCAGCCGGTAAGCCGGTAACGCGCGATGTCGCAGCAAAGGCCCGCCACCAAAGGGGGCACGGAAGCCAGAGGCAGGGCGTAGCGGCCCGCGAGATAGCCTTCGACCTCCGCCGTGGCTTCCACCAGGGCCGCGCCCAGCACCGCCTCGTCAATGTCTCCGCTGTTTTCCCGGTCGGTGATGGCTATCACCTCATGCACGCCGAACCGGGAAACCATGTCCGCTTTGGTGGCGTAGGCCATTACTTGCCTTCCTCCTGGCCGGTGCCGCTGTCGCCGGTACCGTCGTCAGCGCCGGTGGCGTCGGGTTCGGCGGGCTTGCTGTCGGCCTTGGCCTTGGGCTCGGCCTTGGCCTTGGTGGTCGCTCCAAGAACGCCCAGGGCCAGCAGCTCCTTGGCCGCCTTGGCGTCCATTTCCACGGTCTCGCCGGGGCCGTAGCTCTGGCTGTCGTGTTTCAGGGGTTCGTTCACGGAATACTGCGGCATGGTTCAGCGCCCTCCTAGAACGGGTTGATGATGAGGAAGCCGGAGGCGATACCGGAAAGCACGGGCACGCGCTCGTCGGTCACACCGTAGATCCAGCTCTTGTGGGTGCTGTCCCAGTAAGGAGCTTCCACCATGGGGTGGCCCTCCAGGGTGTAGGTGTAGCCATAGCTCGGCTCCTCGGCCTGCGAGGGGGTGGCCGGGACGTAGGCGAGCACGATGTAGTTGCCCCACACGTCGCTCATGGCCCCGGCGTCCGAAGCCTTCACGGCCTTGCCCACCACGACCGTTTCGATCTCCAGGAACTCGCCGAGCATTTCCGTGGTGACGGACTTGTCAGACACATACTTGAACTGCTCTTTCACCTTGGCGTGGCGCTTCGTGGCGCGGAAGGCCTTGGGACCGAAGAGCGCCACGTTGGGGTACATGCCGCAGGCGGTGCGGACGGCTTCCTTGGCGTCATCGAAGGTGCCCTCGATGTCAGAGGTGCTGTCGCTGAACTTGGCCGTGCCGGAGAGAGTGATCTTATTGTTCGCGCCGTACTGGTTGGGGTCGGTGGCCAGGGCGGCCTGCTGGATCTCCAGGGCCAAACCCTCGGAGCGCATGACCAGGTTCACCGCGCGGGTGCCCAGGTTGATGCCCGGCACCTTGGAGGCGTCGCGCATGTACTCGCGCGGCACGGGAGCTTCCAGGGCGTGGTTCTCCACGGCGTAGGGCTTGCCCTGGTAGCCGAAGCTGATGCGCTTGGTGGCCCCGCCGGGCGAGCGCTGGGTGTTGTAGGACAGGAAGTGTTCCTTGCCGAACTCGATGATTTTGCCGCCGGAAACGGCGACCGGAACACGCGGGAACAGGGCGCTGCCAACAAAGTCGGCGTTTTTGTAGCCCTGGACCACGGTGGTCAAAATGGGGTCGATGACCCGCGTCTGCGTGGGGTTCATCATCTTTGCACTGCTCCTTGGCCTTCCGGCCTGCTAGTTGGGAATGAGGGTCACTTCGATGAAGCCGCCCGCTGCGGCAGCGGCCTCCAGGGCGCGGGCCACAGTGGCCCCGGTGTCCTTGGTGATGGCGCGGCCGGAGGCATCGGACTGGACAGCGGCCCCGGCGGCCACGGCGGCCCCGGCTTCCACAATGGCCGTGCCCAGGTTGGCGACGCTCAACGTTTCGCCGTCGTCGGCGGCGTATTCGGACGTGCCCAGGGTGTTGGCCCCGGCCCCGGCCTGCGCGCCGGTGGCGGTAACGAAGCGGTACTCAGTGATGGCGCCAACGGCTTTCACCGGCAGGGCCAGGATGGTGGTGCATTGCTTGCCCATCTAGTTGCCTCCCACGGCCGTCAGGGCCGTCGCGTAATCGGTTCCGGGGTGCGCGGCCTGAAAGGCCACGGCCTTGCCGTGCAACTCCAGCCGCTCGGGGTCGGCGGTGTAGCCCTGGGGCGCGGCGAAGCTGACGCTGCCCCCGTCCAGGTCGCCCGTGGCGCGCTCGGAGAAGTCCACCAGCTTGGGGCTGGCGGTCAGCATGTCCTTCATGGTCTGGAGCGCGCTTTTGCTGGTTTTGGCCCCGTTCTCTTCAGCGAACTCCACCACGGCGTCGGCAACCGCCAGGCTGTCGAGCAGCCCAATCGTGGAGGCCTTGTTCGCGGGCAGGAGCCTGCCTTCCTTCACCAGGCTCTCGGCAAAGGCCACGTGCCCCTCATGGATGCGGCCCGCCTCGGTCTCCTTGAGCTTGGTCTCGCGTTCGGCGAAATCCGCCTTCAGCTGTTCCAGTGCGGCCCGCTCTTCGGCGAGCTTTGTACGTTCGGCGTCGAGCGCCGCCTTTTCCTTCTGGTCCACGTTGTCCTCCTGTTGATTGGGCTCAAGGTTGGGGTTGGCCGGTCCGCCCTCTGCGAACGCGGGCTTGTCCTGGCTCTCCAGCAGCTCCTTCCGGGCCGCGTCCTCAACGGTTTCCACCGGGTAGCTGGGCACGGCCATGTCCGCCTCGTCCTGGCCGAACTTGGCCAAGATCCATTCGCGCAGGCCGCGCCACAGGCTGGCGTTCTGCCGCTCGGCCCAGGCGTCATCCGAGAACTCCACCACGCCCTCTTCGGACTGGGCGAAGGCCACGGGCTTGAGGCCCTTCACCGCCGGAGCGGCGGCCCCCAGGAACCCCACGTGGCGCAGGTAGTAAACGCCGGGCACGGGGTTAGCGGGCGAATTGGGCTGGTAGAATGAGGCGGAGATTTTTTTGAAGCGGCCAGCGCGCACCAGCTCGGCGAACGCGGGGTCCACCTGGCGGGGCTCGGCGGTCAGGCCGTCCTGGGAGAATTCGAGGGATTTGACCCAGCCATAGGCCGGGGAGGCCAGCTGGGGATGCCCCACCACAAGGGGGGCCTCAAACAGGGCCGGGTCGTAGGCCTTTGCCGATGCTTCCAGCTCGGTCTCGCCGAAGGCCAGGGTCTTGCCGCTGACGTCCGTGTGCGTGCCGGGCCGGAAGATGTGGATGGGTGCGGGTGTCTTCATGGCCCCGACGCTACACGCCGGGTCGGGACATATCTTGTAACGGCGGTTACGACTTTTGCTTGGTGGGGAGTCTTGAATCGTCCGGGGCCGGAGACCGTTTGCCGCGAGGTCGGCAATAGCGTTTCAAAACGTTTAGAAACGCCCTTGACCGCTTGGGCTACCTCCCCCGCTTAGATCGACCTACCGCATCCGGGTCGGAAGGCCCTGGGGCCATCCTGCGGCGTTTTCACTCGAACCGCCCCTGGAGGAACAACAGCACGGTGTTTTGAATCTCTCGCTCGTCGCTCACGTCCAGCGCCAGAAAAGGCCGGGCCGGGATATTTGAGCCGGGGTGGCGGACCGAGCGCCGGAAGATGCCGCCGAAGGCCAGGGCCTTGCCCTTGCGCGCGGTGATGGTGTGGGCGCGGGTGCGGCCGCCAAGCTGCTGAATGGCCGCATACGCCAGGTTGGTGCCCACGGTGGCGCTGGTGGAGTCGGAGCGTATTTCGATGCTGCTGGCCAGCTGCCCCGTGCGCTGGAGAATCTTGCCCGGCCAGGTGCCGCTCTTGATGCGGCTGGCAATGGTGCCGGGAGCAAGGCCAAGCCAAGCCGGGCGGCCCTGGCTGGCGAAGTTCTTCTCCACGGCGCGTTCCATGTCTCCCGCTATGGCCCGCATGGCCGGGGAGGCGTCCAGACACGACACGCGCAGCATTTCCAGCGCGTGGGCGACGCGGGCCGAGTCGATTTTTAGCTGGAACATTTGACTTCCTTTGTGGTCGGCCCTATATGCCAATTAACGGGTGCGACACGGTGACATACTCCCGGCCGTAGCACGTGGGTTTGCCCACGGAGCACCATGTGGGGTTGCCGCGCAAGCGGAGGGAGGCCCCACCACCCGCCATGTTGAAGGCTGCTTTACTCCGAAAGGATAAGGCAGCCTTCGTCATTTCCCGCTCTTCTTCAGCAGCCGCTGTATTTCCATGTCCCGCTTGACCTGGTCGTGTGACAGTCTCCGCAGGCTGGTCAGAAAGACCGTTTCACCCGTGTGCGTGGCCTTGACCACGGTCACGTAACCACCCGCGTCTTTGCCCGTCTCCTCCAGGATGTAGACCAGCGAGGTCGGCGAATCCTGCACCTTGCTCCCCGCGTCTATGGCCGCCTGGGCCTTTTCGTATTCCTCCGGCGCAAGCTCCGCATGCTCCCGCAGCTGCTTTTTCATGGTGTCCGCCGAGAGCAACACCGTTGCAGTGCGCGAGCCTATGGCCTTGGCGTCCTCGGGCGGCAGTTTGGCTATCGGCCAATCGCCTTGAGGCTTGGCGTGGAATTCCTTGAAGCCTGGGCCCAGGGCCTGCTCGCGCGCGATCTGGGAGGCAAAGGCCTGGGGGGCGGCCTCCATTTTCCTGGCCAGCACGTCTTGCAGCTCCGGCCAGGCTGCCTTGCCGGGGTTGTAGCTGAAGCCAGGGTCCGGCGAGATGGACAGGCCAGGCCGCAGCTCGAAGGTGGTCACCTTGGCCTTGGGCACGGGCTGGCCGGGCCGCGCTTTGCCCGTGGGTACCTCCTTCTCGCCCATGCGCCCTTCGGAGTCCTGCACGGTGCGGCCCTCGGCGGTGGCTTCCCCGTGGGTAAGGGCGGTGACACGGCAACGGCAGCGCCAGCCATTGGGCGGCCAGTACGAATTCCAGAAGGAATCGCCCGCCGGAAAGACCAGGCCGTTCAAGGCCGCATGCTCCGGCCGGGTGCGGTTGTCCATGACGGCCACGTATTCCCAATAGGGCCGGGCCGCCGCGTTCTCCACAAAGCGCTGGTAGCGCCCGGCCATGTAGCTGCTCTGCATGTTGGTGCGGTAGATGGTGGCCAGGCGGTTCGGGGCTAGGCGGCGGCCCTCCACCTCGCCGCTCAGGGCGTTGCGCACCTCGCCCTTGCCCAGCCAGCCGCGTTTTTTCAGCAGCGGCTCAAGCTCGCGTTCGAATTGGGAGAGCGTTTTGCCTTCCTTCAACGCCTGTTCAACGCCCGCGCGAATGTCCGTCAGCACGTCCATCTTCATGACGCCAGCCACGGTGAAGGCCTTGGCGTGGGCCTCTTGCCATACCTCGCGCCAGTCCCACGAAAAGGCGTAGCCCTTGGCCTCGAAATACTTGATGGCCCGCTCCGGCGGCAGTCCCAGGGCATAAGAGAGGTCCGGCATTTCGGCCATGGACTAGCCCTCGCTCTCGGCCGAAAGCCTGCCCCAAACCTGGGACACGAACATGGCGCGGGCCAGCTGGGTGGCCAGGCCGGTGGTGTCCAGGTCCGGGTAGATCTCCGCCAGCCGGGTCATGGCGTCCTCGGGGCTGGCACCCTTGGCCAGCATAGCCACCACGGGCTTGAGCAGGGCGCGCATGGCCACGTCCAGTTCATCGGCGGGCAGGTTGTCCGCCGCCGCGTCCAGGGCGGCCTGGTCCGGGTAGTCCTCGCCTTCGGCAAAGGCCGAGGCGTCCGCCCCATCGGGCGTTTCAGCCGCGCCGCTGGCGGGGCGGCCCTTGCCGAAGGCAAAGCCTGGGAGGGGCTCCCACTCGCCGCCGTACGACTCCTGCACGGCCTTGAGCGTCGGCCGGTAGCCCAGGCTGCTCAGGTTCTTGTCGCGCTGGCTCCGGGCGGTCTGATCGTCCTTGGGCTTCACGTCGCGCCAAACCGTGGGAGGGATGGCGCCCGGCATGTTCAGTTCCGTGATCCACGTGAGCAAGGTCTGGTTCAGCGTTTCCGAAAGCAGGTCGGCATCGTCCGCCACCAGCTCCAGCCGCACCTCGTTGCGCAATATGGCCGCGCTGGCCAGCGCGCCGCCGCTGTCCTTTGCGCCTGGCGCGTCGCCCAGGATGATGAGTCCTATCTGCTCGTCCAGGTAGCGGCAAAAGGCCTCGTGGCTGCCTGCGGTGGACCGCTTGGCCTCCAGCAGCTCAATGGCCATGCCTTCGGGGATGACCACCCCGGCATCGCGGGCAATGGCCCCCAGGGCATCAAGCAGCTTTTGCTGCTGATCCGGTTCCGAGCCCGTGGGGTATTTGCCCACGGCGGTGGGGGACGCAAATTTGTCGAGGAAGAGCAGCCAGCTTCTGAAATCTTCCCTTTTAAACAAGACGTACCAGAACAGCCTGGAGCCCAGGCCCAGGCCATAGGGCGAGCCGTCCTTGTCGCCAAAGGTGTGCACGATGAATTTGCGGTCCGGCACCGGCTCGCCGGTGTACATGTTTTGCGGGGTCAGCAGGCGCAAGGCCCCGTCCGTGTCGAAGTGGAAGCGGCGCTGGTTCCTGGGCTTGATCTTGCGCGGATAGACGGTCGCGCCGTCGGTCTCCCACAAGATCTCGGCCACGGCGAAGCCCTTCAGCACGGCGTCCATCAGGTTCTTGCACAGCCGGTCGAAGCCGACGGCCTCCAGCATGGTCTTCACCAGCTCCGCAGCCTTCTTGTCCTTGGCCCCCGGCCCGCCGGGCAAAACCTCCCAGGGCCGCGCGGTGACGGCCAGCTTGCGCTTGCTCAAATAGCCGTAGACAGAGCCATCGCGCTCCAGGTTGTCGTAAATCTTGAGCCCTTCCGCCCCGCCACGGGTCAGCAGGGTATCGTCCAGGTTGCGCAGAATGCCGTCGAAGGCCGGGAACAAGATGTCCCGGTCAACGGTGGCGATCTCCTGCCGCAGTTCCTTCATGGCGGGCGCTTGGGGATTCTTGGGGGTGGCCATGGTTCCTCCGGGCTAGTAGTCGGCCAGGCGCGTGGTGAAGCGCTGCTGGTTCAGGGATTTGTATTCGATGGCCACGGGCTCCATGGTCCGCACGGCAAAGTGCGCCATGGCGATGGCCACGGCAAAGTCGCCGTGCCGGTCGCGGCCGTCCGCTCCGCGCACGCGGGCATTGTCCGGCACCTTGGCCACGCCCTTCTCCATGCGCACGGAACGCAGGTCGGCCAGAATGTCCGCGTCCTTGGGCAGGCCGCCGAGCGTCTTATCCTCCAGGGCGGCCTTGAGCGGGGGCATGTTGTCGCGGTACCACTCCACGGAAAGCATCACCTGGGCTATGCGGCCAGGGCCGTAGCGCTGCATGGCCACCTCGGCCAGGTACTGGCCATTGCCGCGCGCATCGAAAGCGGCGGCCCGGAAGCGCGGCAGCCGGTCCAGAATGTAGAAAACGATTTGCCGCTGCTGCTCGAAGGGCATGTTGCGCAGCTCCACGACAAAGGGCACGCGCAGGTCCAGGTTCTGCGCCTGGGCCAGCGGGCACAGGTCGGTCAAGTCGCCGGAGCGGGCGAAGTCCTCGCCCAAAAAGTGATCCAGGGTGGGGTCCAGCGCGGCCAAGGCCGGGGCAAGAAATTCCTCGCACCAGTCGCGGGTTTCGGCCTCGCGGATATGCGCCGGCAACAGGGTGAACTCGTCCGGCTTGTGCAGGCGGAACACCGGCACGCCCTCTTGCATGGCGGATTCGATGAGCGCCCGCGTCAGCCAAGCCCCGCCGCCCGCGCGCGGAATGACGTCCAGTTCCTCCGAGGCGGACTCGCCGTAGAATTCATACAGTTCGCGCACCCAGGCGTCCTCGGACTCCTGGGTCCATGTCCTGCCGCTCACCAGGCAGATGCGCTGGTACAGGCCCTGGTGCAAGGCCGGGCGGAACTCCACGCGGTGCAGGCTGTAGGGCTTCTTCCCGGCGCGCACGTCGAGCACCAGCTCGTTGAACGGATTGTCCGTGCCGTTGTGGGTGCTAATGATGCGCACCTTGCCGCCCCATATGAGGAGCGCAAAGGCGGCCTTGAGCAGCTCGTCCAGGGCGTCGTGGAAGGCGGCCTCGTCTATGACCACCACGCCCTGTTTGCCGCGCAGGTTGCTGGGGCGACTGGAAAGCGCCGTGACGCGGTAGCCCGAGGCGAAACGCACCACAAAGGTGAGGATGTCCTTGTCCTCGTCCTTCAGGTATTCCTCCTGCACTTCGCCCGCCACCAGGTTGTACTGGCGCGCCCAATCCGCCACGTCGCGGATGAATTCCTTGGCCATGTCCTGGTTGTAGCCCACGTACCAGCAGTCCATGCCGCCCGCGCCGGGCATGGAACCGGCGATAAGGGCATCGTCCCCGGCCTCGGCCCAGGAGAAGCCCACGCGGCGGCTCTTTTCGCCCACTTTGACCGGCGATTGGTCCGCGACCCAGGCCTGCTGATAGGGCAAAAGGACAACGGGCGCGCTCATTTGATCCCCAGGATCTCGCGGCGGATGGCGTCCGCCGATTCAGCGGAAAGCCCGCCCTTGCGCGCGGCGGTGACGGCGGTTTCGGCCGCTGCCTTGCGCGCGGCGGCCTCGGCCTGCTCGCGGATCTTGCCCACCAGTTCGGCATCGGCCTTGCTGGCGCGGGAAAGGTGGTCCAGGGCCTTGCCCAGGAGCATGGCGCCCTGGGGATCAAGGGTGATGGCCTTGGCAGCGTCGTCGCCCTCGCCCTCCTCATTGAGCTTGATCAGCAAGTCGAGAATCGCGCCTTGCATCATCTCCACATTGAGGCGCAGGGCCTTGGATTCCGGGGCGTTGCCCAGCTTGGCGACGAGGGCCTCGGCAACCTCGCGGCTGCGGCGCAGCTTTTCGCCCACCTTGTCCAGGTGTTGCTTGTAGCGGCCCAGGGCCGAGCGGGAGACCTCCGCGCCCAGCTGATTCAGATGCGCGGTGATTTCGCTCAGGGTGCGCCCTTGTTCGAGCAGCGCGCCGATCTGCTCGCGGAGCTCCGGCGGCAGGCGGCGGACGGTGGACTTGCGCGGCATGGCCTAAACCTCCGGCCCGCTTGGCTCGGGCCGCTTCACGCCGGGCACTGTGGCGCGCCCGGCCCCCACGTCTGCCCCGCGCTGGGTGAGCGTGGCCACTGTGACGCCGGAGGCCTGGGCAACCGTGACGAGGCCCATCTCGGCCAGCCAAGCCAGGTCGGCCGCCACCTTGTCCAGGCTCACCGTGTGGCCCACGGCATCGAGCGCCGGGCGCAACACGTACACGTTGGCGCGGTAGCCGGGGTCCTGGGCCAGCAGGCGCAGAATCATCAGGCGGCGGTCCTCGTTCAACAGGCGTTCAAAGCTGTTCACTGCTTCCCTCCGAGGTGGTGCTCCATCAGCAGGTTCAGCTGGCGTTCCGCGCGCACCAGCAATTCGCTTAGGCCCTCCACCGTGGCCCGCAGGGTGTTGATGGTGCCACGCACCACCTCAACCTGTTTGGCCAGCTCCACGGCCTCTTCCTTGGGGGCCGCGTTGGAAACCTTGTCGTGCAGTTCACCGGCGCTGACGTCTTGCCTGTCCAGACGTTCGTCCACCACTTTGCGGCAGGCCTGGCGGCACTCTCCGCATTGCTTGGTGGTGACAAACGTTTTGCGCAGGCTCCACAACGCCCAGAGCACCAGGCCCTGCACCAGACCCACAAGGCAGGTGAGCCCGAAGGTCCAGGCGCTGGAGGATGAGGCGAATTCGATGAGGGTCACGGCTTGGCCTCCGTGGCGTTGGTGGTTTTAGGTAGACCCTCGGCCCATGTGATGAGCGTCAGAAACCGCGCGGCGATGTCACGGCACAGGGTCATGTTGTCGCGGTGATTGGCCAGGATGTCCTCTGGCGTCACTGCGCCTTGAAGTAGCCCGGCGTCAGCGGCTTGAAGGGTTCCGGCTTTTCCAGCAGCGCCGGGGGCGGCGGCGGAACCGCCACCACCACAGTTGCCGAGGCCGAGGGCTTCGTTCCAAGGCTGCACCCAGCCAGGGCCAAAAGAGCAATGACCGTCAACAATAACAACAGCGCGCGACGCATCGGCGATCCTCCTATTTGTGATGGTGCGGCCCTGGGCCGCAATGGTTGCACGGGCAATGCTGAGGCCATTTTCCAGCTCGCCGCTGCGGATGACTTCCGCATCCACAATGCGCCGGGCGGTGTCGCTGGCCAGCCGGTTGGCGTTGGCCTGGGCGGCTTCCAGCTTGGAATACTTGGCGTCGCCCTCGGCTGTGGCCGTGCCGTAACCTTGGCGATAGCCGCCCCAGGTGCAGGCCAGGCAGACCAGCACGACAAGGAGCGCCGCGCCAAGGCCCAGGGCCAGCTTCACGCCGGGTTTGGTGATGTCGATGGGGATCATCGGGCGGCCTCCTTGCGAGCGTCTGCAATCCAGAATTCCATCTCGCTTCGAACCATGCGCTGTGTTTCCTTGAAGGCCGGACCTCCCCCGCGTTCCAACCATTCCTGCATGCGGTCAGCTGTCTTAAGCAAAGAGGCCCGAAGCTTTGTGTTCTTCATAATTTCTGCGCCGCATGCCTGGGCATAATGGTCCCGTTGCTGTTGGGCCTTGGCGCATTCCAGCTCTATGGGCAGATTGGTCATTGGGGCACCCCACAAAGGATACCCGGCCCCCAGCCTAGGTACTTGGTTTGTCGCTGTTCGATCTGCGGCCAGTAGTTTCGAGATTCGTAGAAGGCGGCCAGACTGCGCCCGGAGTTGACCTTCCTCACGTCTTGCCAACGGCCAGGATTGAGGCCCTGACGAAGGGCAAGGGCCTGGTCCTTTCGCAGGTTGCCGATGCCCCCGTTGTAGGAAGTCATGACCATGGCCCAAGCGTCGTAGCTGGTAGACGCCTGCACGCACCGCAGAAGCTGAAGGTCGTAAGCCACCAAGGCGCGGATGGCCCAGCCGGGATTGGTCGGCATGGCCGGGCCGAGGTCCGGCCTGGTGCGGCCCATGTCCCGCGCCGTGGCGGGCATAAACTGCCCCAGGCCGCGCGCGCCAACGGGCGAAACGGCTTGCGGATTCCACCCGGATTCTTGTTCCAACTGCCCCGCGAAGACAGCCACCGGGGCATCAAGCCCGGCCTCTGCGCGCGCGGCGCGGATGACCACGGAGCGATACTTTTCGGCAGCTGCCGGAATTGATTCGGCGGCCTTGGCTTCGTTTGGGAAAAAGAGGCCATGCGCGAAACTGAAGAGAAGTGCGGCCAAGAACAAGCCAACGCCCCGGCAAAATCCTGCTATGGCTGTTCCAAGGGCGTCTACCCAATCCACGCGGATTTTCATGTCAGCCCCCTAAAGCGCCAAGGCCACGGCCAACGCCCCGGCGATGGCCGCAAAGCCCTGGAGTATGACGGCGACCCAGTACCGCACCTGGCACCCGGCCTTGATGGCCTGGAAACCAGATTCGTCCGGGGGCTCAAGCAGAAGTGAGGGGCGGTTGTGCGGGAGAAGTTCACGGAACACGTAGTACATGGTCACGGCCCCGGCGGTGATGCAGACCAGCTTGTAGATCAGGACCGCTACCTGCTGCGGGGCGAGGAGGAATACGACGAAACCGAGGCCGATGGTGGCGGCTGCGCTCCACCCCATGCGCGGAAACCAGGCGTGAACCTTGGCGGCGAGGTAGGCGATCAGGGCGGTGAAGAAAGTCTTGATGCGATCCATGAGGACCTCCGAGTCGTGCTCCCCCCTTTTGCTCCGCGTTGACCAGGACCGCCCTGGTCAACGCGGAGTGCGGAGGAGAAACCGCTGTGCGCAATGAGCGCAGACAGGGGTCACAATAGGAGGAGCCGGAGGACGGGTCTTGTAACCGCGGTTACTATCGAGAGGTCTTGCGGATGGATAAAACGGCACGGGCCGCCAAGGGCGGCCCGGAGAAGAACGGGCAGATTCTACTTTGAGAAAGGATTCTTGTCTCCTCTGGAAAGAACAGCCATCACTTTTCCTGAATCATGCACCAGAAGTGCACCGTCCTCTTCAATGTTGGCCCATATTTCAGTCTTAGGTATGGCGAGCACATAAAATCTAGCGCCCGTGTCTTGGTACTTGGCTGAATCCATTACGTACCTGAAACTCATGGGCTGCCCCCAAGTGTCGCTGGCGGGTTCGGCCTGATAGATGTCAACGGTACCGTCCCCACGGATGACCCAGCGCTGCCACTTTGTGACATGCGGAGTCTGCGGGGTAATGGGGGTAGCATATACCCAGGTGCCCAGGACAAACTTTTGGGCCTCCTCAGCTGTTTTTGGGGGGGCTGGGTTCTCTTCTCTGTAGCTTGTCCAAGCAATATTAATGACAAACAGGGAGCCCACGATCATTAGGCCGATGAGAGCGGTGGTCACCGGGCGCGACAAAATTGCGCCCCTGGCCTGCATCTTCAGGCGAAATCGCTCCCAATCCGACAATATATCGACCAGGGCCGCGCCGAAATACAGCGTACCGATAGCTCCGACAATGGCGTAAATGCCCCAATGCATCTGCTCTCCTCCTACTTACCGAGCCTCTTCACTCATCAGCTACTCAGCCAGAATCCTTTCTCCCCGGAGATGGGGCGCGTCAATAAAGCGCCTATCCTTTCGCTCGCCTGGCGCTCAACCGGCTGGCGACATAGCGGTAGACCCGTGTCAGCTCGTCGTTGTCGAGCTGGGTCAGGCTTGTGACATTAAAAATCCGCAGAAGGTAGGCCGCAAGCACTTCTGGTTCGTGTTTGCTGTTGGCTTTGATGTATGCGTAGTAGCGCTTGCGCCAGGCGTCCCCATCCACCACGGGGGCGGATTTCATGGCGTTCAGCCTGCCGATCCACTGCGACAGATACTTCTCGGCCTTGGCGAAGTCCTCAAATGGAATGAGCCGATAGCTGGGCACCTTCAGCTTAGCGTTCAGGGATGACCAAATGGCGCCCATTGCTTTGGGCTTCTTCTTCAGCTTGGCCTCAATCTCATAAATGTCTTTCACCAAAGCCATAAGCCGGGCGGCCTGCCGGTCATCTATGTGCTCGCCTCCGGGGTGGGCTTCTACATTTATTTTCAGCATTGCCGGGGGGGGCTGGACGATGTTCACATGGATGTCTCGGCCGACCTGAATATTCCCGTTCCCTATGATGCTGAATTCTGGGGATTTCCGTTTTCTGCCGCTTTTCTTTGCCGGGGCACCGCCGCTCTCTAGTCGGTCCTTTTGCTCAGCGTCATGTTCGCGCAAGATGCTTATGATCTCGGCTTTTTTGTCACTTTTCTCTGGCATGCATACCTCCGCTTTTCAGGGGGGAGAGGTTGCGTTCGTATTTCACGCCACAAGTCTGATCAACTCCACCACTTTGTTTTTGGCTTCGCCTGGCTCCGCCATGAGATCAAACGCGGCGAGGATAAGCCGCGCTTTTTTGTCCGGGTCCAGCTTGCGGCCTATGGCTGCTAGCCCTTCCTCAACAGCCTCAATCGCGAGCGCTAGGCGGTCACGGTCGGCGTTTAAGCTTGCGGCTACACGCACGCCAGTCAAAATGTAATTTGCATCCGCACCGGCGAAAGCGAATCGCGCCAGCACGTCGCTTCCCATTGAGGCCTTTCCCTTCTCGTATCGGCTCCACATCTCGCGGCTTACGCCGCAAACATCCCCAGCCTCGGCCTGTGTGAGGCCTAGCCTTTTTCGCTCGTCGACGAGCCGCAAAAAAAGAGAATCAAGGTTCATTCTATCCTTGACAGTATGAACTAAAGTTCATAGACATGAATCAACACACACGGGGCACACGCCCACACAAACAACCATCACAAGAGGGATTACCGTATGATTCTTAGAACCTCCGACGATGTTCGAAAGGAATTCAACCGCAAGGGCATCTCCATCGCCTCATGGGCGTCGGCCAACGGCTTCGAAACCAATTTGGTGTTCGAGGTGTTGTCTGGCCGCAAAAAGGGCATCCGTGGTCAGAGCCACAAGATCGCCGTGAAGCTGGGCCTCAAGGCGGGCGAGATCATCGAGGATCGCGACATCGCCACAGCAATTAATCAGTAGGACGAAGATCATGCGGCTTGGCAATCAAATACACGGCGGGGGGGAGGTGTGCAATGTCTAAGCGTGCGCCAAAACTTGCCGAAGGGATGGTGCAACTCACCCTTCCACTGTCAAGCCTGCCATCGCAACGGCTCAAAACTGGCTCCCTGCGGACCTCAGAGACCGTCAAGGACGCCCTGCGCCAAGCCCTGCGATCTTGTGGACTTTCGCGCGAGACCGTGGCCGACGAGCTGACCCGCCTCACGGGTGAATCCATCTCCATCCATCAAATCAATAACTGGGCTGCGCCCGGCAAAGACGACAGGTCCATCCCGCTGGAGCAGCTGGCGGCCCTCACCGCCGTGACCGGTGACGCCGGGCTGGCCAAGGCCGCGCTGGAGTGCGCTGGCTGGACCGTGCTGGCCCCGGAGCAACGCGCCTACTACGAGTTGGGCCGCATGACAGCCGAGGACAGGCAGCGCACCCGCAAGCGCCGCGAGCTGCTCGAACAGATCAAGCCATAAGGAGCTATTGCAATGGCTGAAATTTCATCCGCCCGCCGCGCGCTGCGCGTGCTCAAGATCCTCAAGGGCCACACCCTTACCGGCCTGGCCAACAAGGAGATTTCCGAAGCCCTGTGCGAGAGTCCCGTGAACGTGAGCCGGGCTCTAGATGCACTTCAGGAGGAAGGGCTCGTTACCAAGCTGGACAACGGGCGATTCTCGCACGGGATTGCCTTGCTCCAAATCGCCAACGCGCACGCTAACCACACTCTCGCCATTCAGAACCGCTTGATGGAGATCAACCGCCGCATCATTTCCGGGGCGACGGATTAAACGACAAGGAGAAACCATGAACGACCAGCCCAACGAGAATCAGACAGAGATAGTGATGGAGACTCCTCCCGAGCGCGGCGCGGAGCTGCTGGTGGCGCAGAACACCATGGCAGTGGCCGACCAAGCCGTGATGGACATGGCCCCTGTCTCCGAGGCCCTGGGGAGAATCAAGGCTGCTGAATTCTTCCGACGTGTCGGAGATGTCATCACCGCTCAGACCTTCACCGATTTGCGCAACTCAAAGAAATACAAGGAATACCCGATCAAGGACGCCGACGGAAATATCCGACGCTGTCAGAACTTTGAGGAGTTCTGCCAGATCGCGTTCGGCAAGTCCTATAAGCGTTGCTTTGAGCTTTCGCAGAATCTCCACGTCCTCGGCCCCGACCTCTACGAATCAGCCGAGGCCATCGGCTTCAAGGCTCGCGACTACCAGGCCCTCAAGGCCCTGCCGCCCGACGAGCAAGCGGCCGTGAAGCAGGCGCTGGCCTGCGAGACCAAGGACCAGGTGCTCGACATTCTGCAAGATCTGTCCGCCCGGCACCAGAGCGAGCGCGAGGCGGCGAAGAAGACGGCCGAGGATCTCCAGGCAAACCTGGACGCCCGCGACAAGCTTCTGTCCGACAAGAGCGAACGGCTCGACAAGGTCTCCCTCGACCTCGAAAAACTCAAGAGCTTGCCCCCGAACAAGCGCGAGGTCCTGCGCCTGGAGCAGGAGCAGGAGGCCGCGAAGAAGCTGTCCCTCGCCGTGGTCGAGGCGCAGGCCGCCATCCATGCCTTCCTCGCCCAGTTGGCCGAGATCAAGGCCGCCGAGGTCAGCGTCTACACCAAGTACCACGCCGATCAGACCGCCTCGTGGTTCTGCCAGCAGGTGCAACTCGCCCTGCAGGAGAACGGCATCGAGGCGGACATGGCGGAGATCCTGCTGCCCGAGTGGATGCGCGAGACTGCCAAGCAGAGCCCGGTGGACCAGGAGGGCAGGTAGCCATGCAGATCTTCTACATTCCGCCGGAAGATAAGCCGAGCACGAAACGGCACTGGCCTGACCAGGTGGAGTACGTCCTCCACTCCGACTACCTCGTCCTACAGGAGAAGTGCGCAGAATTGACGCAGCGTGCAGCGGAACTCGGCGATGAAATACTAACGCTCCGCACCATGGTGAACTGCGAAGACATGTGTGAACATCTGACTTTTGAGCAGAACAGCTACACGCATCAGTGTTCTGCGGCAGAAGGTAAGACGCTAAAAACGAACTACAACGGAGAGCCTCTGCGCTGCGCCGAGTGTCCCTTGTGGACCGACACGGAGGCCTAGCGTGAAAGCGGACCTGGGCGAACTGGACCTTCTGCGCGACCTGGCCGAACGGCTGATTGTTGCCCCGCACGGCGGGCGCACGGCGCTTGTGGACAAGGCGGCGCAGACCCTGTGCGTCTCCCGCCAGGAGGTCTACCGCCGCTTGAAGGATGTCGGCTTCGACTCAGGCCGCAAGAAGCGCGCGGACCGGGGCCGCAGCGTCGTCACCAAAGAGGTGGCCATGCAGGCGGCGGCCCTGGTCCAGGGCGCACGGCGCAAGACCGGCAAGAAGACCATGCCCCTCACCGAGACCTTGGAAATCCTGCGCCAGAACGGGCGAGGTTCCGTCGACGACGTGACCGGAGAGGTCCGGCTGCCCGATTCCGCCGCCACGCTCTCGCGCGCAATGCGGCGCCACGGCTGCCACCCGGCCATGCTGCAGCAGGGCAAGCCGCACACGCACATGCAGAGCCTGCACCCGAACCACGTGTGGCAGGTGGACGCCAGCATGTGCGTCATCTTCTACCTGCCGAGGCAGGGCCTGCGAATCATGCCCGAAGGCGTTTTCTATAAAAACAAGCCCCTGAACATTGAACGCGTGTCGCAGGAGCGCGTGTGGCGCTACGTCATTACGGACCATTACTCCGGCACCCTCTACGTCCGCTATGTCCAGACAGCGGGAGAAACATCGGAAAACCTAGCGGAAATATTTTTGCAAGCCATCCAGAAGCGCGAGCAGAATGACCCCATGCACGGCGTGCCCAACTTCCTCATGATGGACCTTGGCTCGGCCAACACCTCGCACCTGTTCTTGAACTTGCTCAAGAACCTGGGCGTTACGCCCCTGGTGCACAAGCCGGGGAACAGCCGCGCCAAGGGGCAAGTGGAGCAGGCGCAACAGCTGGTGGAAACGCAGTTTGAAGGACGTCTGTCCTTCATGCAGATCGAAACCGTGGAGCAGCTTCAGGCTGCGGCGGACCGCTGGCGCTGCCACTACAACGCTTGGTCTATCCATTCGCGCACAAAGCAGACCCGTAATGCCCTCTGGCTGACCATTGCCGAGGACCAGCTCCGCATCGCCCCGAGCATGGAGCTGTGCCGCGAACTGGTCACCACCAGGCCGGTGGACGCCACGGTGCGCGCCGACATGAGCATCACCCACAGCGTCAAGGGCTTTGGCCGCCAGACGTACGACCTGCGCTACCTGGACGGGCTGGTGCCCGGAATGAAGGTGAGCGTGGTGGTCAACCCGTACAAGGCCCCGGCTGTGGACGTGGCCGTGAAGGACGAGTGCGGCGACGAGACCATCTGGACAGTGGAGCCGGTGCAGATGACCCAGGCGGGCTTCCGCGCGGACGCGGCGGTCTGGGGCCAGGAGCACAAGGCCCTGCCGGACACCGTGGCCGACAAGCACACCAAGGAGATTGAGGCCGCCGGAGTCGTCGCCGGGCGCAAGACGGGCGTGGCGCCTTACGGCCTCGACATCGAGGCGGACATCACCGCCGCCCCGGCTCCTGCATACATTCCGCGCCGTGGCCGTGACCTGGGCTTGGACGCCTCCCGCCGGGAGATTCCGCCCTTGTCCCATGTGGAGGCCGCCAAGGCCCTCAAGGCCACGCTTGGCCCGAACTGGACCGCCGAACGGTACGCCTGGCTCGTCCAGCGCTACCCAGGCGGCGTCCCCGCAGACCAGATTGACGAAATCGCAACGCGCCTTGCTGCACCGGCCACCCAGGCCGGGGCTGTGCTCAAGGTCGTTGCCGGAGGCGCAGCATGCTGAAGCAGATCATCGACAGCTTAGATGGCGTGTCCCAACGCCAGGTGGCCGATGCGGCCGGTATGAGCCCGTCGGCTTTTTCGCAGCTCATCAACCGCGGCACGTGGCCCAAGCGCACGGGCATGGGCGAAATACGGCGCAAGATCGAAGATTTTCTCTTGGCCAAGGGCATGACGCGCGCCCAGCTGCGGGACCTGTTCCTCAAGATAGGCGGAATCAATGACTCCAAAGCCAAGCATAAGGCCGCGAAGGCGGCTCAACCCGAACAGGAGGTCGTCATGTTATTGAGGAGACAGGGACTTTTCCCGGACACAAAGCGTCATTTCAAGCTGCTCCGCAACCCGTTTCTGAACGACGTGCAGGCGCCGGACGACGTGTTCATGGACCCGGACATCCGTTACGTGCGCGAGGCCATGCTCGCCACGGCACGGCATGGCGGCTTCATGGCCGTGGTCGGCGAGTCGGGATCGGGAAAGACCGTTCTGCGCCGGGATCTTATCGACAGGATGCAACGCGATGGCAAGCCCGTGCTGGTGATTGAACCCTACGTGCTCGGCATGGAGGACTCGGAGAAGCGTGGCAAGGCGCTGCGTTCGGGCCACATTGCTGAGGCCATCCTCTCCGTTGTGGCGCCGCTCGAAATCGTGGCCAGCAGCCCGGAGGCCCGGTTCCGCCAGGTGCACCAGCGTCTTGCGGCCAGCAAGCGCGCGGGCAATTCGCACATTCTCATCATTGAGGAGGCACATTGCCTTCCGCTCTCCACGCTCAAGCACCTCAAGCGCTACCTGGAACTGACGGACGGTCTCGCCACCCTGCTCGGCGTCCTGCTCATCGGCCAGACCGAACTCAAGACCAAGCTCAGCGAAAGCAACCATGAGGTGCGCGAAGTGGTCCAGCGGTGTGAGCTGGTGGAATTGCAGCCCCTGCGCAACGACGACCTCACGGCCTACCTGCGGTTCAAGTTCACCCGTGCGGGGGGCGACGACCTGGACAAGATCATCACCGAGGACGGCATCGAGGCCTTGCGCGTCCGCCTGACCGGTCCGGCCAACATGCGCGGCCGGGATGGGGTGAGCCTTTGCTACCCCCTGGCCGTGGGCAATTTTGTGATTGCCGCCATGAATCAGGCCGCCGAGATCGGCGCGCCCACCGTCAACGCGGACGTCATCCGCTCCGTGTAACCCAAGCCCAAACGAGGAGACCACCATGCTTGCAGAAAAGATTCGCAATGCGCGCAAGGCCCTTTCCGCCCTTGGCGGTCAGGTGAGCGAGGACGCATGGGCCGCCATCAAGTGCATCCAGCACGAATTGGACGATGCCGGTAACCAGGCTGAAGAGATCGAATGCAACTGGCCCACCCCGCGCGATGGGACCATTGTCTACAACCCCATAACCACCTCGGCCGAGGCCTAGGCACAAGGAGCAATGATGGAAGGTTACATGGAAAACGCCCAGGGGCATCAGGTGCCCCTGGCCCAGGTGCACGAAATCGACAAGACCCGGCATGAGCTGGTGATGGAGAAGGTGGCCAAGGCCGAGGCTATGCGTAAGGCCCTGGCCGCCCTCAAGGCCGAGATCATGGACGATGTTGGCGCGTTCATCCAGCTCAGCGCCGAGAAGTACGAGGTCAAGGTCGGCGGCAACAAGGGCAACGTCACCCTGCTGTCCTTTGACGGCAAGTTCAAGATCGTGCGGCAGATGGCCGAAAACATCACCTTTGACGAGCGCTTGCAGGCGGCCAAGGCCCTCATCGACGAATGCCTGCGGGACTGGACGAAGGATGCCCGCAGCGAGATCCAGGCGCTCATTGACCAGGCCTTTCAGGTGGACAAGGAGGGCAACCTCTCGACCTCGCGGGTGCTCGGCCTACGCCGTCTGAAGATCACCGACGATCGCTGGCTCCGGGCCATGCAGGCCATCGGCGACTCCATCCAAGTCACTGGCACCAAGCCTTACGTGCGCGTCTACGAGCGTAAGGAGAACGGCTCTTACACCGCCATTCCGTTGGATATGGCGGCGGTCTAACCCCCAGCAGCAAGAGGAGAAACCGTATGAGCACCATCGAGCGAAAGCCGTTCAAGATCAACGTTTCCTACGGAAAGTACCAAGACGTCGTTGTCTACGCTGAGTCGCTTGAAGACGCCTTGGAAATAGCCTTTGAGGCCGCTCATTCCGGTGAGCTGCAAGACTATGCCCCGGAGCCGAGCATGCGTGGTGGCGAAGAGCCGACGGAAGAGCTCACAGTCGATGGCGGCTACTCCGAGGGTGGCCCTGTGAAGATCATGGTCGGGGCCGTTATTGAGGATGTCCCCCAAGTGAGCGAGGCCAGCCATGCCTAAGCAGAAGATGGAAGCCACCCCGGAGCGCGTGACCTCTTTCGAGGCCGCCATGGGCCGCATCAAGGAAGTCACCGGGGCACGCACTCAGGTGCAGTTGGCCGAGGTACTGGAGGTCCGGCAGTCCTCGATTTCCGACGCCAAACGCCGGGCGAGTATTCCTCCTGAATGGCTGCTCAAGCTTCAGCGTTCACATAAGATTTTCGCCGATTGGTTCCTGACCGGCGAAGGCCCGCGCGAGACTACCGGCGGCCCGTCCGCCCGAGTGGCCGAACTGGAGCAGGAAATACAGGCCGTGCGCACCGAGGCCGAGGGCCTGTCGGACATGATCCGCAACGCCCTGGTGCATGCGGGCACCACACTTGAAGATCTGATTGCCCTCAAAAGCACCAGCCGCGACATGCTGAAACAGGCACAGTCGCGCATCAAGACCCTTGAGGGTCAGCTGCGCGACATGGATGCAGAATTGGCCGCGGCATCCGCCACCCTCTAACCGACAAGGAGCAAAAGTCATGACCAGAAAGGAACTCATCACCAAGATCGCCGAGGACACCGGCTACACAAAGGCCGACGTCGAGAAGACGCTGGACAGCCTGGGCGGTGTGGCTGCTGCAGAACTGTTGGGCAATGGCGAAGTGCCGCTGCCGGGCCTGGGCAAACTCAAGGCTGAACACCGCGAAGCCCGCATGGGCCGTAATCCCAAGACCGGCATGGCCTTGAAGATCGCCGCGCGCACGGCGGTCAAGTTCGAGGCGGGCAAGGAACTGAAGGACGCCCTGAAGGGCTAGGGGGCGGACGTGGAATACCAGCACTACATCGGCACCGGCCCGGAGGCGGAAGCCATCATTGCCGAAGCGAATGCTCGCCGCATAGCGTTTTCGGATGCAGCCAAGGCCTTTGCCGACGAGCAGGGCAGCTTCGGCAGCTGGCAGAGAGGGTCTTTTAACGGGCCGGTGGTCGCTGGCCCGACTTTTGAGAGGACTTTGACCAACGGCGAAATGTCCGCGCGGGGCCTGAAGTACTACGGCATTGTCGATGGGCAGCACGCCTACGCCCCTCGGCTGAATACCAAAGCGGGCAAGGTGTTGGCAGAGACGTTGTGCAAGCTCAACACTCTGGCCTTCGACCCTACGGGCTTCGTCATCAAGGAAACCGGCATGGATCATACCGTTTACTTAGGCGGGATGCTTGCCCACTCGACGGCCGGGTATTCCGCAGGCGTGATCGTGGTCAAGGTGCCCACGGGCGGCGACCATCGCGGAAACATGCCGACTCCGCCCGCCTGGCTGGCCCCTTGTAAAGAATCCGAGGCCCTGGCGGCGCTTGGGAAGTAGTGTCAACAGCCCCGGCTTCGGCCGGGGCTGCGCATCAGCTCGGGCCGCTTTTGGCCTGGTCTGATGAGCAGCCGACAAGGAGAACACGATGGGTAAGCAGCGGAAAACACGGGCCACCAAAAGCCTCCAGAAAGAAGCTTGCGAGGCGCTTATGCGCGCCACAAATGCGCGCCTTGTAGTGCGGAGAGGACCCAAAACAAACCGCTACACCATCACCTTCAGCGTTCCGAAGGAGCCGCACACATGAACGCTCCCCGCTTTCAGGTCGCCCGGTCCGCAAACGAAACCATCACCTTACGGGACACTTTGCGCAAACGCCTTGCCGTGGTGTTCCTCCGGGATACGACGATAGCCCAGGACAAGGCCGATGCGGCCGCCCTACGCATGGCCGAGATCTGCGCCGAGGCGCTTAACCAAGTCCATGAGGCCAGAGCAAAGAAGGAGGTATCCAATGGCACTCCCCGCACGTGATCTGAAGCCTTACAAGAACCAGCTCATCAAGATCATACACGTGGCCAAGCGCAGCCTGGCCCTGGACGATGCCGGGTATCGCACCATGCTCGAAGCGCAGACCGGCAAGACGAGCTGCTCTGACATGAGCATGAGCCAGTTGGAGAAGATCGTGGAGCACCTGCGCAGCCGTGGCTTCGAGGCAAGCCCCACGGCATCGGCAAAGAAGCCGGTGAAGCGGGCCGATGATCCGCAATCCAAGCTCATTCGCCACCTTTGGCTCAAGCTGCACGGCATGGGCGCGGTCAAGGACAGCAGCGAGGCGGCCTTGGCCGCCTTCGCTAAGCGACAAACCAATGTGGAGCGCCTGGAGTGGATGAATGGCTACCAGGCCGGGCTGGTCATCGAGAGCTTGAAGAAGTGGGTCAAGCGGTTGGAGGATACGCCATGAGCCAGACGACGGAGACACCAAGGCAGCTCGGAGCGGAGTTGCTTCAGGATTTGGCCGACAAGCTTGCTGAACATGCCCAGGAAGCCTTTGGCGTTCCTGAGGCAAAAGCCCGCCGTTTCGCACAAGAGGCCGCTGGCCGCGTGGCGGACGATTGGGGCGGACAGAACATCTACGTGCCTATGGATATGGTGGGACGCCGCAGCGAGCGCAATGACCGGGTCTACCGCGAGTTCACAGGCGAAAATGCTGCTGATCTTGCCACCAAGTATCGTCTATCCATCCAATGCGTTTACCGCATCATCAAGGTGCGGCGTGCCCTGCAAAACCGCCAGGCCTCTCTCCTTTCGTTCGTCACCCCGGCGGGCTCCGATCGCCCTTGATTTTCCGTTTCACATAGTGAAATGTCTTTTCAAACGTTGCCGTCCCACTTCACCCCGGATCGTCCCGCCAAGTCCCATTTATCCTGTCCATCGTGTCTAGTTATCCTGACGTGGATCACGGGGGGAATGATTCCCCCCGGTCCCCCTCATATGGTGAACAGACCCGGCAATGCATGTGGCCCAGGCACTTCGCCCCATTTGCGGGTCCAGGGGGTGCATACAGTAAACCGGCGCGCAATTCGGCACTGATCGGCGCGCAATTCGGCACAACTCGCCCCACCCGATCTCAAACGTAAATTTGCCCATGCGAAGCGCTAAATTCTAACGCTCCGCATGGGCTGTTGTTTATCGGTCCGTCAGGCGCTGTTTTGCAATCTGGAAGTAATCCCCCGACAACTCCACCCCGACAAACTGCCGCCCCGTCTCCAGGCAGGCCAGGCCCGTCGATGCGCCCCCCATGAAAGGGTCGAGCACCACGCCGCCGGGCTTGGTCACTTCCAGCAGCTCGCACATGAGGGGCACGGGCTTTGCCGTCAGGTGAACCCTGCGCGCCATTTCCACAGAATGCCGGAACACGCCCGGCAGGCAGCGGTCCGTGGCGCGCGCGAAGCGCCCCTTGGTGGCGAAGATCACATACTCCGCCTGGGCTCGAAACTGGCCGCGCATAGGCCGAGCCGAGGGCTTCTCCCACACCACCACGCCCCGCCAGGTCCATCCGGCTGCCTGTACCGCGTCGGTCATTACAGGTAGCTGCCGCCAGTCGCTGAACATGAGCAACGGCGAGCCGTTCCTGGCGATGCGCCAGCACTCCGAAAGCCAGAGCACGGCCCAAGCCAGGAAAGACCGCTGGTCCTTATTGTCACCCAGCAACGCGGGAAAACGTCGCTGGGTGCTGGATTGCTGGTATTTCTGCGCCGGATCGGCTTTGCGGGCGGCAGTGGAAGCGCCACCGCTGGAATAGGGCGGGTCCGTCACCACTGCGTCCGCGCTGGCGTCCGGCATGCCCTGAAGCACAGACAGGGCGTCGCCCTTGTACAAGCTCATTCCGTTGTCAATGATCGTCGGATTCACGCGAGCGCTCCGGGGAGGCTCGCAGGCCTTCTGCGTTGGGGCTCGTGGCCCTCACGAAATTGAACTGCCCGCAACGCGGGCATTTGATGGTCAGCGCCAGGGCCTCACCCTTGGCCAGAAGCCGATTACAGTTGCCGCACCTGATCTCCTTGTCCATGGTTCCTTTTGACGGTTGCGCCTTGGCCTGCTAGCCTCCCCTCACCCCTGATCAGGGCCAGGGAGCAGCGGCTTTGGCCGTGGACCGGTGGTGGTACACCGGGCCAGTGGGGGAGGGGCAAACTCCCCCGCCTGCTTCCTCCGTCACCCTCAACCTCACAAGGAGGAAAGATGGTACGTGTGCAAGTTAATGAGCCTAAAGGTGATATTTTTTTTGTTGTTTTCTACGAGGACGATGACGCATATGAAATCCGGAAATTTGAAGCACTGCACTACCAGAGAATAAAAAATAGCTTAACAGCAGCAGCAAAGCATTACTTCGGTCAGCAGGCTGGCTCAATGCAATGCGAGATAATTAACCATGTGGGAACACTCTCCCTTGTCCCTATTATCGAGGACGACGACGAAGCTGTGGATATATTGGATGGTAATTTCCATAGTTTCCACTGGTTCGAGTTTTCTGATGAAAGTTAATATGCACACGCGCTCCTAGACTAGTGTAGCATTTCCCTACGCCCCCGGCTCACTCGGCCAGGTCACGTCCTGCGGAAAGCCCGCCTGGGCGGTGATGTCGCGCAGGGCCTGGCGGTAGGTGGACCAAGCCGCCTTGACCTCGGCCGAGAGCGGCGCGTCCGCAAGCTGCGTCCAATCGCAGGCGGTCAGCTTGGCGTCGCGCGTGGCGCGGATTAATGCGGCCTTACCCTCGGCCGTCGCTTCGTAAGGCACGGGCTGCTCGTTGCTATAGGTTTCGTCCGCGCCACAATCCGTGGAGGCAGCCACAATGCGCCAGCCCAAGCCGTCTTTACGTACTGCGTAACCCATTTAGCAGTCCTCCCAGCCAACGCAGAACAGGCCGCCGCCCGCCAGGTTGGCCGCGTAATACAGGTTCGTGCTCTCCAAGATAAAATCTTTGTTCACCACGTTGGTTGTCGTCGCGTTGACCGTCACCGGGGGGGGATTGGTTGTTGAGGACATGGGGCCGTACGAGTTGTTTTGCGCTGCGACCGCGTACCCGTTGCCGCCGTTGATGAGCGCCACTGCAATCTTGATCGCCGTGGCGGGAACAAAATTATTGACG